AAATATAGAATTAATTTAAAACAATTTCATGGAATAGTTATTGCATCTGATGGTTTTCCTGTTGAAGAAGAGTTTGATCAGTTTCCACCATGTTTACAAGCTTTGATTAGAAACGGCTGTACCGATGGTTTTAGAAACAATGCACTCACTGGCTTTGCGACATTAGCTAAAAAAAGAAACCCTGAGGGTTGGCAAAAAGAAGTTTGGGAACGTAATGAAGGATTTACTCAACCGTTACCTGCAAGAGAGGTCCAGGCACTAATTACACAATACGAAAAAAAAGATTATCAATACAAATGCACAGACGCACCTTTAAAAAATCATTGCAATTCAGCAATATGTAAAACTCTTAAATATGGCATAGATGGTGTGGATTACATGCCAACTATAGATTCTTTTCAAGTTCTTAAGACTAAACCACCTATTTATTTTTTAACAATAGATAAAAAGACTGTTGAGCTAACAGGTAAACAACTTAACCAACAACAATTACTTTCAGAACAATTATTTGATCAAGCTGACATAGTTTGGCAAAAAGTAAAAGATAAAGAATACAGAGTCTTTTTAAATAAACTTAAAGCAATGCAACAACCAATCGAAGGTTATGACGAAAGTAATGAGGCGGAAGAAGAATTTAAAGATACAATGATACAATTTACACAAGAAACACAACAAGCGGACAATGCATCACAAGTTGAAGCAGAGATGTGGTTCTTACATGAGAAAGTAATTGTTTTTAAATACAGAACTTTTGAAAAATTTATTAAGAAAAATGATAAGTCAGCTAAAAAATTTGAAATAATTAGCATGCTCAAAAAGAATGGCTGCACTAAATATGATTACTATGATAAACTTAAATTAAAATATGTGTGGTTATGTAGAAAGATTGATGAACCAATAATCGAGAGATCTAACATAGCTTTCAAACGACAACAGGCACCTTTTGAAAAACCGAACAGTTAAAATATTTGGCCCTCCAGGCACTGGTAAAACCACAACTCTTTTAAATAGATTAGATAAATGGTTTTCACGAGGTATTATGCCAAGAGAAGTTGCTTATCTTTCTTTTACAAACAAAGCGGTCAAAGAGGCAAAGGCTCGTGCAGAGAAAAAGTTCCCTGATTGTAACGATGATGACTTAACTAATTTTAGAACGATACATAGTTTTTGTAGAAAGTTTAGACAATCTATTCCTGTAATAGATCCTGAAATAGACATGATAGAGTTTGCACAAAATTTAGGTATGGCTAAACCTGCGTATGAAACTTATGATGGTGTTCGAGTGTTTAATGATTGGTCATTAAGAGTTTATGATAAATCTAGAAATAGATTAATTACACCTGAACAACAGTTTTTATCTGAAACATTTAAACGTGCCTCATTACCAAGGTACAAATTAATTTACGAACAGTATGAATTATTTAAACAAGATCATAGAGTTGATTTTACAGATATGATTACACACTTTATAGATCATGAGAAAGCACCACATTTAAAAATATTAATTATTGATGAAGCGCAGGACCTAACTCCTTTACAATGGAAGATGGTGCATAAGTTATCTAAAAGTTCAGAGAAAATTTATATAGCTGGTGATGATGATCAAGCAATATTTGAATGGAACGGAGCTGATGTTAGAGACTACATAGAGTTTCCTGGTAAAGAATATATTCTTACTCAGTCACACAGGATACCAAAAATAATACACGACTTTAGTTCATACATTTCAGATATGATTAAACCAAGAGTTACAAAAGAATTTTTACCGTCAAGAAAACAAGGGACTATTTTAACTTATTCTAAATTTAAAGATGTTGGTCAAGCGATAGAAGATTCAAAAGGCGACTGGCTCATACTTGGTAGAACTCAAGAGATTGTTAGAGAGCTTGAAGATGAAGCTAGGAAGTATGGTTTATTTTTTAAAAATACAAAAGGTAAAACGTCATTTGATATAAACAAGTGGAATGCCATAAAATACTGGAATAAATTGATGAATAATGGTGTTGTATCTAAGGAGGAAGCTGGTATAATATACACTTATGTTAATGAGATCGCATACGGGTGGAGATCCATTGAAAGCAAAAGATGGATGAACATCCAAGACTCCGGGCAACTCTCTTTAGATTTTTTAAGGACGTTTGCAGGTTTAACGGCAGATCCGGGACCATGGCAAACAGTATTCAACAAAAACTTTCCAGAAAAAGATAAATTTTATTTTGATAAGATATTAGAAAACAATTTAGATTTAGACATGGCATCAAGAATAACAATAGATACGATACACTCTGTAAAAGGTGGTGAGGCAGATCATGTTTGTTTATTTGAAAAGGCTAATTGGCCTGCACATTTTGGACACAAAGTAGGAATCGCTAGAAGTTCTGAGGCAAGAGTTTGGTATGTTGGTGTTACAAGAGCAAAACAATCGCTACACATACTTAGATCTGACCATCAATATTACTTCCCATTGGCAAGATTGAATAATCAGTTTATAAAGGATAATTATGGTAGTAGCTAAAGGCGATTGGGATTATTCGGGAGAACCTAAATTAAGGATTCTATCTTTGGGAGCTGGGGTGCAATCTTCAACAATGGCACTCATGGCCAATGAGGGAGCCTTTGGCCCACTACCTGACTATGCAATATTTGCTGATACAGGGTGGGAACCTAAAAAAGTTTACGAACATTTAGAATGGTTAAAAACACAACTCAAGTACCCAGTCATTATTTGTAAAAATCATTTAAAATCAGGAAGCATAAAAGAAGATATTGTAAATGAGATTAGTAAAGAAAAAGGTTTTTTACACATACCTTTTTTTGCAAAAAACACAGAAACTGGAAAGATAGGTATTGGACCAAGGCAATGCACTAGAAATTATAAAATAACACCTATTAACAGAAAGATAAGACATCTCATTGGATTAAAAGATAGGCAAAGGTTTCCAAGAAGTATTTGGGTGGAAGTATGGGTTGGTATATCAACAGATGAAGCAATGAGAATGAAACCGTCTCGAGAAAAATGGATTAAAAACATATGGCCATTGATAGATAAAAACATGTCCAGGCAGGCTTGCTTAGACTGGTATGATGGTAAAAATTATAGAACACCAGCTAAGAGTTCATGTATTGGATGTCCTTATCATGACAATACTTTATGGAATGAAATTAAAAAAGAATCACCAGAGGAGTTCGAAGAAGCATGTAAGATTGATGACATGATGAGGCACTCAGCTAATAATAAAAATATTGAAAGATACCTACATAGACGGGGAGAGCCTTTAAGATCCATAGACTTTGATAAATTGTTGCAAAAGAAGAAAAAAGATGATCAACTAGATTTATTTAATAATGAATGCGAAGGGATGTGTGGCGTCTAAAAAGAAAGCTTTAGATTATCAAGAGGGTGGTAAGCATTATGTTCAACATGCTATTCAACCTGTTGTATATTGTATGAAAAACAAATTAAATACGATTGACTCTAATATAATTAAATACGCAACAAGACGTAAGCCTGGAGAAACTGCAGAACAAAGATATAATAAAATAATTCATTACGCTAAACTTGGAATAGAGTTAGATGAGCAATCAAATTAATTTTACTTTTCAAGAATCTGATTGGACTCCACCAACCAGTTTTCCTAATTTAAAAGATGCAAAAGAAGTTGCAATAGACTTAGAAACCAAAGATCCATTTATTAAAGAGAAAGGACCAGGGTGGGCTACAAAGCAAGGTAACATTATTGGTGTTGCTGTAGCTACAGAATCATTTAAAGGTTATTACCCAGTTGCACACGAAGCGGGTGGTAATATGGATATGATGATGGTTATGAACTGGGTGCAAGATATTTGTAGATCTAAAGCTACAAAAATATTTCACAATGCGTCTTATGATATTGGCTGGCTAAAAGCACATGGTGTAACTGTATACGGATCTATTGCTGATACGATGATAGCTGCAGCTTTAATTGATGAAAACAGATTTAGATATAGTTTAAATGCTTTATCAGTTGATTATTTATCTGAGTTAAAATCAGAAGCAGGTTTACGAGAAGCAGCAGAAGATTGGGGTATCGATGCAAAAGGTGAGATGTTTAAATTACCTGCTAAGTTTGTAGGGCCTTATGCAGAGCAAGATGCAGTTTTAACATTTAAACTTTGGCAAAGATTCAAATCAGAAATACATAAGCAAGATTTAAATGATGTTTGGGATCTTGAAATGGAACTATTACCTATTTTATTACATATGAGATCACATGGTGTGAGAGTTGATTTAGAAGGTGCAGACTTATTAAAGAAAGAATTTTTAGAAAAAGAAAAGGATGCGCTGTTTAAAATTAAAAAAGCTGCGGGTATAGATATAGATATATGGGCGGCACGATCTATAGCTAAAGCTTTTGATAAGTTAAAGATTAAATATCCTTTAACTGAGAAGACTAAAGAGCCTTCTTTCACTCAAAACTGGCTAACTAATTGTGAAGCTCCTATAGCTAAGTTGATTCGTGAAGCGAGAGAAGTTAATAAATTTCACTCTACTTTCATCGATTCAATATTTAAATTTGAACATAATGGGAGGATTCATGCAGAAATAAACCAACTTAGGGGTGATGCAGGGGGAACCGTATCCGGAAGGCTCTCTTATGCACACCCAAATTTGCAGCAAATACCAGCACGAAACAAGGACCTTGGACCCAGGATCCGATCACTATTTTTACCCGATAAGCGTTGTAAATGGGCATCTTTTGATTACTCACAACAAGAGCCAAGATTAGTAGTACACTATGCTTCAAGTATAGGCTTTAATGGCTCTGAGGAGCTCATAGAGGCCTATCAAAACGAAAATGCGGACTTCCACCAGACTGTAGCTGATATGGCTGGTATACCACGATCTCAGGCCAAAACTATAAACCTTGGTATATTTTATGGTATGGGTAAAAATAAATTATCCAGAGAATTAGGAATTGATAAATCACAAGCTGAAACAATATTACGAGAGTATAATGCGAAAGTTCCATTTGTTAAACAATTAGCAAACAGAGCTGCTGAATCTGCAGATAAGAATGGTGCAATCTGGACTCTTAAGGGTCGTAAATGTAGATTTGAACAATGGGAACCTAGTTCTTTTGGTTTACATAAACCTACAAATTTTGAAGACGCAGTTAATAAATATGGAAAAAATAATATTAAACGTGCGATGACTTATAAAGCTTTGAATAGATTGATACAAGGATCTGCTGCTGATCAAGTTAAACAAGCGATGATAGACTGCGCAAAGAAAAATTATTATCCTGCAATACAAATACATGATGAACTTTGTTTTAGCATACCTAATGAAAGATTAGAGCCAGCTGTAAATGAAATAAAAGGTATCATGGAATTATGTATCCCTGAGTTGAAAGTCAAATCAAAAGTAGATATAGCTACAGGTATGAACTGGGGCGATGCAGATGGTAAAAGTGAATGAAACACTTAACTTAGGTTTTTGCACGAAGTGTAAAGAACACACGCATTTTAATTATACACAAAAAGATAAATACTTTTCATGTTCTATATGTGAAGGTTTATTTGAGCAAAAAATAAACGGTAAAGTATTGTATAAGGAAGTTAATATTCCAGGACTAATAATCGGTGAAGACTAATCTTCTACTTTAAGTTCTATTCTAGCGTCTGTTACACACTGCTCATTAATTTGTACTTTTAACTTTTTAATGTCAATGTCCATCCACTTCATATCTGGAGTTACGTTACCCTGCTTTAACGCTTGTGCCGCCCACTTCGACTCTAACTCCAACTTCTTTGTTATCATTTGTGTTAGACTCATTTTTTATCTCCTCAAATGTTAAGAAAGACTTTTTGGGATCTCTGAAGTCACCACCTGTAGTAAGTTTTACCTTTTTTTCATCCAACTCTTCAGCCATTAAACGCTGAGCATCTTCATCATTTTCCGCATTTACAATGTGTTCAAAGTAAACATTGAAAGCCCAGCATTTAAACCGATAAGCTTTCATGGGTGGATTATATGCATTTTTATCTTTTCCTGTCAAGTCACAACCTTAGGTTTTTTTGGCGGAATTATGACCTTAATACAGTCAAATTTTATGTAGATTTCGTGTTGATTTACTTCTTCAGGGCCTATTTCTTTAATTTTTCTGCCAGATTCAGCATACCCAGTGATCATACATTCGTAAGCTGAGGGAAACTTTGTGTCAAAAGTATGAGGTGGTAAACATAGATTTGCAGCACCACTACACATTACAACTGTTAAAATAAACTCCATTAACTAACCCTATACTTTTTTAGATCTAATGTAAATAATACTTGATTTAAGTGGGAGATATAATATATTCATGGGATATTAACAAGGATGGTAACATATGGATAAACGAGAAATAACAGAAAAAATAGAAATACTATTAAAGATGTTATACACGGAAGGTCAAATACAAGGCTTGAACCGATCTAAAGAAATGATTTCGGGCGAGACTTCTGAGACAGAAAGTGTGGGATCTGACCCACACCCAACACTACCGCCAATAAAACCATGGAATGCAAAATCATTTACGATTAGTATCAATGAAGAAAATGATACCGTGGAGTTTAAGGTGGATGGTGAGTTGAGAAACAAACATACATCAAAGGCAGCAGCAATAAAGTTTGAGCAGCTCTTGATGCATGTTAAAGATCAACTTGCTAGTTGGAACGCAACCAAACCTGATTGGCAAAATTAATGAGTAGGTTTGAAGGCGAAACAGAATATCACTGCAACTGGAAAGTATTTTCTCTTGCAGTGAATAGTGTGTTAAAAGAAATGCCTCTGATAAAGTCAGATGGTAGTGTCTTAACAAAAGATGATTATCGTTGGAAGCATGCAGTTCGTAGATTAAAAAATTTAGTTTACGAACCTTCTGGTGGTGACAGATCATTTCATTTTTTTGATGATGATACTGCTAATCAAACTGTAAATGCAGAGCTTGAACGAAGACGTAACAGTAAACTAACACCATGATAGTAGCAGCTAGTATTTTAAAAACTATTTTAATAATTAGTTTGTGCGTAGGTATATTTTTACCTAGACTAAGCTTATTAATTTTAGTCTGCCTGTTATGGTATTTTATGTAAAGGAAAAAATGGAAGATAATAATATAGCCTGGAGTTGCCCTAAACATGGTAAAGAAATGTATTTCACAATCAAAGCTCAAGAGAAATTGTTTCCTGATAATTATGTTTATGTCTGGTTCACCGATGGTGAGCAAAACGAAAAGATGTGGGTAAGAATTACAAAAGGTGATCGTAAAAAAGGTGTGGGCAAAATAAATAATGTACCTATTCTAGTAGGTCTGGAACTGGGTGACACTATTAAATTTAAAACTAACAAAGAAGGGATAACTTATGAATATAAATAAATGGAAATCAGTGGCCGTGAGAAAAAAATCTCACACAAAGTTACAAGCTTTGTGTTTAAAAGAGTATCGAAAACCAGCCGAGTACATTGAGTTATTAATTGATAAAGAAGTGGCTAGAAGAGCGAAGGAAAGAAATATGACACCTGAAGCTTACGAGGCGAAGATAATGAAGGATATGGAGAAGAATGGCGGTAAAAATGGCAGACGAAAGTAATTGTAGTGTTTGTAATGGCAATCACTATGTTGCTAAGGTAAAACCAGTAGGTGAGCCAACTCTTTACTTGTATTCCGATGAAAATAACTATATCAATTGTCCAATATGCGTCACACAAAAAGACGAGACCACGGACAACGGACCAGCAGCGGAATTCAAATGATAGGAGGCAGCTTCATCAATGAGTTACCATCATCGATCTTCCAAGGAACTGTCTCCTGTCAGAAACAGGAGCGATGCATACAGAATACGAGTCACAACCGGTTAATGCCGAAGGACGATTATGGAAAGCTGTCATCTACAGAGCTTTCGATGATATTTTCTACAGGGGTATTGAACATACCCTGGTAGTAGCAAAAAAGACTGCCAAGTCATGGTTCTTAAAAAATAGTGAAGACTTTAAACTTGTTTGCATGTTTGCTTCGTACGAGCCCGAGTACATTCAAGATCAATTTTACAAATTAAAAGTTAAAAAAGAGTATGAATATACACAGCCACAAATAACTTATTTAAAACAGAGGGAGCGATATTTAAATGACAATAGAAGGTGATTCAGGAGATTATGATTTATTATCAGCGTGGTCAGATAAAATAGCAAAAAGATTTGCAAAAAAACCAGCTATATTAACAGCAGAGATAGGTGTACGTAAAGGCCTAGGCTCAAAATTAATTATGAATTATGTAAGAGGTGCTTATAAAAATGCACATTTTCACATAGGTATTGATCCATATGGTGATCTTAAATATGAGCATTACGATAAAGGTGAGGCAGTAACCATGGATTATAACCAAAAGATGTTAAGTGAATTAAAAAAAGATTTTGCAGAAGAAAAAAGATTTACATTGTTTAATACAACAGATGAACATTTTATGGATAAGTATTTTTGGGGCGTAGAATTCTTTGATGAAGGTAAACAATATCTGATAAACGAGTATGCGCTCGTACACTTTGATGGTCCACATAAAACATCAGATGTGCTAGTTGAAGCTGTATTTTTTGCTAAACGATCTGCACCTGGGTCAGTATTTATTTTTGATGATTGGAAGACTTATAAATCATCAGTGGTTAGAGATTGCATGAAAGAGTTTGGTTTTGAGTTTATATCTAATGGTCAAAGAAAAATGGTAATGGAGAGAACAGATGGCTGATACACAATGGAAAGAAATTAGTGCAGAAGAGTTTGCGGCTAATCCTAAAAAAGATCCTGAGAAAGAGGCATTGTACGCAGAGGTCAAAAGATTGAAAAATCTTAATGAAAGTCTACAGAAAGATATTCATCATAAAGATTTAGAAATCGGTAGACTTATGTCAAAAGTTAAAGTATAGAATTAATAGTTTTTTTTCTTAATCGAAAAAACTCCTTTCTTAAGGGTGCCAAAGCTAGCGTGGAGGCACCCTTGCAAATCATTAAAAAATCATTATAGTATTGGCTGGAGCACCGGATCCACCACACCACTCCGGTGTTCCTAATGTTTCACGTGAAACTTTTTCTTTCCTATATAGATAC